ATGGGCGTGCGGCCTGCCACGGTGCAGACCTGGAAAAAGAAAAGCCCCGCCTTTCAGCAGGCGCTGGAGCGGGGACGGAACCAGGCCAGCATCGACATGCAGGTGGAAAAGGCGCTGTTTGAGGCGGCCACCGGCCATGTGGTGACCCTTCGCAAGCCGGTGAAGGTGAAGGAGGAGAAAAACAGGCCGGGAGAGGGCAAGCAGACGGAAGAAAAGATCGTATACGCCCGGGAGCAGGTGTACGTGGCCCCAAAGATCACGGCGCAGATGTTCTGGCTGAAATGCCGCAGGCCGGAGATATGGGGCGGCGGCGGACGGGCGGCGGAGGCGGAGCAGGAGATGGCCAGCGTGGCGGAAACCTATGCTTATCTGCTGAACAGCCCGCTGCCGGTGCGGACGCTGGAGGCGCTGGAGGCGGCTGAGGACGGGGAAAATGGCGAAGATCGCGTATGCGGGGCTGAATGAGAAGCAGGCGGCCTACATCCGACGGAGCCGGGACGCCTGGCTGAACGTGGCGGAGGGCGGCAAGCGCGCGGGGAAGAACATCATAAACCTCTTGGCCTGGGCGGCGGCGCTGGAGGAGCACAGGGACAGGCTGCACCTGGCGGCGGGGGTGAGCATCGCCTCGGCCAAGCTGAACATACTGGACAGCAACGGGTACGGGTTGGCGCATCTGTTCGGCGGGCGGTGCCGCGCGGGACGGTACATGGAGAAGGAAGCGCTGTTCATCCGCACGGCGGCGGGGGAGAAGATTGTGATCTTTGCCGGCGGGGCCCGGAGCAACGACGCGGCGCTGATCAAGGGCAACAGCTACGGCACCGCCTACGTGACGGAGGCCAACGAATGTCATCAATCCTTTGTGCAGGAGGTGCTGGACAGGACGCTGGCCAGCAGCGGCCGGAAGATCTTTATGGATCTGAACCCCAAGCCGCCGCGGCACTGGTTTTACACGGAGCTGCTGAACCCGGCGGAGGAACGGGCCAAGCGGGGAGAGGACACGGGGCTCAATTACGGGCACTTCACCATTGCGGACAACGCCAGCCTGACGGACGCGCAGCTGCGGGCGGTGCTGAAGACCTATGACAAGGGCAGCGTGTGGTACCGATCGGACATTCTGGGCCAGCGGGCGGCGGCCAGCGGACGCATCTATACGGGCTTCGGGCCTGCCTGCGTGATGGCGGCCGGGGAGATCGGCCGGGAGAAATACCAGGAGCTGGCCGTGGGAATCGACGTGGGCGGCACGGACGCCACGGTGGCGACGCTGTGCGGCTTTCCCCGGGGGTACGGGGCGGCGCACCTGATCGACGGGATGTACCACCGCCAGGGGATCAGCGACCGGATGAGCGAGGAACGGTATATCCGGCTGATTGCGGAAAAGCTGTGCGAGTGGGCGGAGCGGTACCCGGCCATCGGCAGCGTGTATGTGGACAGCGCGGCCAAGCTGTTTCGCGCCGGGCTGCGGGAGGCGCTGGAGGCGCGGGGCGTGCGCGGGTTCGCGGTGAAGAGCTTTAACAAGGGGGACGGGATCAACCAGCGCATCGCCCTGAACGCCATGCTGATCAGCGCCGGAAAATTCCGGGTGGCGGAGCACCTGACGGAATGGCTGCGGGCGTACGAGGACGCGGTGTGGGATCCCGCCGCCTTTGAAAAGGGAGAATGGAAAAGGCTGGACGACGGGAGCTATCCGGTGGACTGCCTGGACAGCGCGGAGTACGCCTTTTATCCATACAAGCGATATCTGATACGTCAGTGAGAGGGGGAGTTGATTTGCCGGGATCCGAGATGCTGGAGCTGTACGCGCCGGAGGAGGCCTGGGAGGAGCTGCAGAGCCGCAGGCGGCTGTATTACGACAGCTATACGGCGGTGTTCAGCGGGGAGCACAGGGAGCTGGCCCGGACGGCGGCGCCGGGCTCCTTTTGGAGCCGGGGCGGGAAGGTGAAGCTGCACGTGCCCGCGGCGGCGGACATTGCGGCCACGGCAGCCAGCCTGCTGTTTGGCGAGGAGCCGCGGTTTTCGGTATACGACCGGGCAGAGGGCCGGACGCAGGAGGAGAGCCAGGCGCGGCTGGACGCCGTGGTGGGCGGCTGCGGCCTGATGCAGAAGCTGCACGAGGCGGCGGAGGCCTGCGCCGCGGCGGGGGACGTTTTTCTGAAAACCCGGTACGACCGGGAGCGGCTGGACATGCCGGAGATCCAGGTGGTGCGGGGCGAGGACGCCCTGCCGGAATACCGGATGGGACAGCTGATGTGCATTCACTTTTTTACGCTGCTGCGCGCCGACAGCCGGACGGGACGCGCCTGGCGGGTGTACGAGCGCTATGAGCCGGGGCGGATCATCGCGGCGGTGTACTGCGGCGACGGGCAGCGGCTGGGCGCGAGCGACCCGGAGACGCTGGCGGCGCTGGGGCTGGAGAGCGAGTGTGTGACCCCGGTGAAGCGGCTGCTGGCGGCTCATGTGGTGAACATGAAGCCCAGCCGCGTGTGGAAGGGAGAGGACAAGGGGCGCAGCGATTTTGAGGGGATGCGCGACCTGATGGACAGCCTGGACGAGATATACACCAGCTGGCTGCGGGATATCCGCCTGGCCAAGAGCCGCCTGATCGTGCCGGCTGAATTCCTGCGCAGGAACGCGGGCGACCTGTTCCGCGAGGGGGCGTATACCTATGACTTTGACGAGGACGTAGAAACGCTGGTGGCGCTGGACATTGGCGGGGACGGGGTGGAGCAGAAGATCACCCCCAGCCAGTTCAGCATCCGGGCGGCGGAGCACGCCGCCACCTATGAGGCGACGCTGCGCGCCATTGTGAGCATGGCGGGGTACAGCCCCCAGACCTTTGGGCTGGACATCGAGGGCAGCGCCCAGAGCGGCACGGCGCGCCGGATGATGGAAAAGAAATCCCTGGCCACCAACGCAAAGAAGCAGCACTACTGGAAAGCGCCGCTGGAGGCATTCTTGACGGCGGTGATGCAGCTGGACAAGGCGCTGTACGGCAACGCGGGACTGGATGAGCACGACTGCGTGCGGGTGGAGCTGCACGAGCCGGAGGTGGCCGACCCGGCCGGGACGGCGGGCGCGATGCAGCTGCTGCGGCAGGCCCAGGCGGCCAGCACGGGCACGCTGGTGCGGATGCTGCACCCCGACTGGCAGCAGGCGCAGGTGACGGAGGAGACGGAGCGGATATTGGCCGAAAACGGGGAGAAAAAGGCATGACGGAGGAGATTTTGGTGAGCCGGGAAGCGGCGGAGGAAATACTGACCCTGTACCGGAGCCTGACGGCGGCGGATCAGGTGTACAGGAGCTGTCAGGACAGGCAGTTCCGCCAGTTTGCGAGGGCGTGCATGGAGGCGAAAAACGTGGAGGCAGCCTTCCGGACGCTGGCGGAGGGCCTGGGGGAAAAGCCGGAGGGATAAAGAGCGGGAAACCGCTTTTTATACCGCCCCGCCCGCGGCGCGGGAAGGGCGGAAAATGCCTGCCGGTGAGGCTTTCACCGGACTGCAAAGCCGGACGCGCCGGCCTATAAATGCGGAGCAGGAGGGAAAATGGACATTTCGATGCTGAAGGAGTGCTTGGGCGACGAGCTCTATGCCCGGGTGCAGGAGAAGCTGGAAGCGCTGGAGGGCATGCAGGTGATTGCCCAAAACGACGGCAGCTGGCTGCCCAAGGGGCGGCTGGACGCCGAAATAGCCCGGCGCAGGGAGCTGCAGGCCTCGGTGAAGGAGCTGCAGGGGAAGCTGCAGGAGCAGGAGGGCCTGCGGGCGCAGCTGAAGGAGCTGGCCCAGGCGGTGAACGAGCGCGAGCGGATCATCGGCAGCATGCGGCGGAGCGACAGGATACGCAGGGCGCTGGAGCAGGCGAACGTGCGGGACGCCGGACTGGTGGAAAAGCTGCTGGACGCCGGGGCGATCCGCGAGGACGCGGAGGGAAACCTGGAAGGGCTGCAGGAACAGATCACCCTGCTGCGGGAGCGCAGCGGCTATCTGTTCCGCGACGGCGTGCCGGAAGCGCAGCACGCCGGATTTGGCGGAGGACGGGCCCCGCAGAGCGGCGGGGCGGGCGGCGCGCACAGGGACGTGAACAGCGCGATACGCGCCGCGGCAGGAAGAATATAAAAGAAACGGAGGAAAGAGAAAGAATATGGCTGTAAAACTGATTGACCGCGCCGGTGCGGAGGTGTTGATTCCCGAGGAGCGGAGCCGGGAGATTCTGGAATCGGTTCCCGAACAATCCATTGCCATGCGGCTGATGCGCCGCCTGCCCGATATGAGCAGCAAGACCCGCGCCCTACCGGTGGCGAGCAGCCTGCCCACGGCGGAATTCGTGAACAGCGATTATGGCATGAAGCCCACCACCGATATGGAATGGGAAAACGTGAAGCTGACGGCGGAGGAGATCGCCACCATCGTGGTCATTCCGGAGAGCGTGCTGGACGACAGCGATTACGATATCTGGGCCAACGTGGTGCCCCGCATCAACGAGGCCATCGGCATGGCCTTTGACAAGGCGGTGCTCTTTGGCACCAACAAGCCGGCCAGCTTCCCCGCGGGCATCGTGAGCGGCGCGGAAGCCGCGGGCAATACCCTGGCGCTGGACGCGGACCAGGACCTGTATCAGCAGCTGCTGGGCGAGGGCGGCCTGGCGGCGATGGTGGAGGCCGACGGCTTTGTGCCCTCCGCCTATGTGGGCGCCATCAGCATGCGCAGCAAGCTGCGCGGCGCGGTGGATAAGAACGGTCTGCCCATCTTTGGCCGGGCGCCCTACCGGGACGGCCTGTACGGCCGGGCGGCCTATGAGCTGGACGGGGCGGACATCTACTTTCCCAACAGCAATGTGATGGACGCCGACAGCGCGCTGCTGATCGGCGGCGACTGGAGCAAGGCGGTGTGGGCCATCCGCACCGATATTACCACCAAGCTGCTGACGGAGGCGGTGATCAGCGACAGCAGCGGCAAGGTGCTGATCAACCTGGCGCAGCAGGACGCCGTGGCGCTGCGCGTGGTGTTCCGCGCCGGCTGGGCGCTGGCAAACCCGGCGAACCGGGTGCAGAGCGCCGAAAATCAGCGGTATCCCTTCGCGGTGCTGCAGTAAGCGCAGGGCTGATGATCGGGGCGGATTGAAAATGGGGGAGCTGCGGCTCCCCCTATGCCCCCGATATTAAGGGAAATTGCGGCGGGAAAGGGTTTCCTTTCCTGCCGCCGTGAAAGAGCGAGGTGAGAAAATGGCCGGACATGATACGAGCGGGACGGAGGCGGAAGCGCTGGCCCTGGTGAAGGAGCGGCTGTACGCCTTTTGCTTTCCCAACGTGCCGGGAACGGAGGCGGAGCGGGTGGCCTTTGACGAGGCGGCGCGCCTGCAGCTGGCCCACGAGGCGGAGAATGCCGTGGGCGCTGAAATGCCGGCGGGCGTACGGAGCTTTCGCATCGGCGATTTTCAGATGGAGCTGGAGGAGGGCACTGCCGGCGGCCGGCTGACCCGGCGCAGCGTGTGCCCCGCGGCCTATGGCCTGCTGCTGCGCCACGGGCTGCTGTACCGCGGCGCGGAGGGGAGAAAGTGATATGCTGATCGATTTTCTGCTGCGGCAGCAGTGCGAGATACAGCCCTGGCTGGGAGCGCAGGACGGAACGGATAGGTATGGCCCATCGGAGCGGCGGGCGTGCCGGCTGCAGCGCGGGCGGACGCTGGCGGACAGCGGCATGGGCAGCGCTCCGGTGGACGAGGTGCGGGCGAAGGCGCTGATGTTCTGCCGGGGCGAGCCCATTCCGGAGCGGAGCCGGGTGACCTGCGGCGGGGAAAAGTATACCGTGCTGAGCTGTTACAGGGCCCAGGGATTCGGGGAGGAGCACCTGGAGGTCATGCTGCAGTGAACGGCGGGCGCGGAAAAGGGCTGAGAACGGAGGACGTGATGCGGCGCGTTCGGCGGGGCTGCGCATCGGGCACGGCGGCGGCGCTGAGCTGCCTGGCGGAAGCGTCGAAGGCGCTGACGGCGCGGGAGAGCGGACGGCTGCGGCGATCCTGCCGGGTGAGCCTGTCGCCCGATGGGCTGAGCGGGACGGTATCATATGATACGCCCTACGCGGTGGCCCAGCACGAGAACACCGGGCTTGCGCATCCGCGGGGCGGCAGGGCGAAATACCTGCAGGCGGCCTGCGAGGATCGCGCCGTGGCGGAGCGAATGCTGCGGGAAGCGGCCCGGGAGACGGGAAGGCGGCTGAAATAGATGAATCTGTTGGAAGAGGTTGCGGCGCATTTGGCTTGGTGCGGCCTGGGTGAGAGCGTGCATTGGGGCCGGATGCCGGACGCGCCGGACGAATGCGTGTGCGTGTTCAGCGAGGGCAGCGCCGGAAAAGGCGCGCGGATGCGGATACTGAACAGGGCCTGCGATACGCGGACGGCCTATGAAACGGCGGCGCGCATCGCGGAGGCGCTGGAGGGCTTTCGCGGATTTCTGGCGGGAGACGGCACGGACGTGCGCATCGAGCTGGAGAACGCCGCGGAGGGCCTGGGAGCGGACGGAAAAAAGCGGGAGCTGTACGCCAATGACGTGACGGTTTACCTGTGCATTTGAAGGAGGATATGATGACGAAGGGACGCAAGAACAGCTGCGCGATGAACATTCGGGACTGGCTGGTGCAGATTCTGGACGGGCAGTCGGACAGCGCGGAACGCTGGGTGCGGATCTATGGCCTGACCACGCTGAAATACAGCACGGACAGCGAAACGGAGGACGGCAGCGCCGCCGATGACGAATGGCAGGAGCCCTATGTGATCCGGCGCAGCGCCCGGCTGACCCTGAGCGGACATCCGGTGGTGGACGCCGAAAGCGGCGACCGGGACGAGGGACAGGAGCTGCTGAGCCAATACGGGGAAAAGACGGGCTGCGACGGGGACGCCACCCTGCGGCTGATTGACCCTTACGGCCACGCGATGGAGGCGGACTATATCGTGACGGCGGTGGAAACGGACAGCGACGACGGCGAAAACGGTGTGAGCTGGGAGCTGATGCAGGTGGGCGCGCCGGAGACGCTGCCCTACGTGCAGATGCAGTCGGTGACGCTGATGGACGGCAGCGCGCCGCTGGCGGGCGTGACGATCCGCGCGGGCAGCGCGCCGAAGGTGGTGGGCTTGGCCTTTGTGCCGGAAAACGCCAGCAACCGGCGCTATCGCGTGCATCTGACGGGCAAGCGGTACGCCGCGATTTCCAACGTGACGGAGAACAGCTTTACGGTGACGCCGCTGGCGGAGGGCGAGGCCTCTGTGACGGTGACTACCCTGAACGGCGGCAGAACGGCCACGCTGCGCGTGACGGTGACGGAGTGACGGCATGCGGGAGAAAACATTGGATTTTGACGCCTTTATGGCGGAAAAGAACAGGGAGTATGTGACCGTGACGGTGTACGGCAGGGAATACCGCGTGCGGCGGGAAATTCCCGCGCTGATGCCGATCCTGATGGCGCGGGCGGGGGAGGAGACCTCGCCGGAGGAGGCGGGGCTGGCGGTGCTGCGCTGCGGGGATATCCTGTTTGGCCGGGAGGCCGTGGACGCGTTCTGCCGGGCGGGCATGAGCTGCGGAGAGCTGAGCGAGCTGATACAGAAGACCTTTTGCCTGATCACCGGGGAGGAGCGGGAAGACCCCGACGAGGAAACGCTGACCGATGAAGCAGGCAAGCCGGCGGGAGCGGAGAAAACGGCAAAAAAATAAACGTGCTCCATCTGTGGGATGCCATCGAGGCGGATTTCCGCCGGGAATACGGCATTGTGCTGATGGAGCAGATCGACGGGATGAGCTGGCGGCAGTTTGCGAACCTGGTGCGCAACCTGTCGCCCTATGGGGCGGTGGCGGCGCGCGCGGCGGAAGGGCGCGCGCCGGAGAACAAGACGGAGAATGGCAGCCGCGCGGAGGCTTTCTTTGCGGCGTGCAGACGGTGAGAGGGTGAAGGAATGGCATTGCAGGTAGGCGAGCTGTTTGCCAGCTTTGGCATTGATACGAGCGGCGCAGAACGGGCGCTGGCGGAGATGGAAGCGCGTTTTCTGAAGATGGAAACGGCCTGGATGCCTTCCTTTGCCGCCGCGGGCCGGGCGGCGGTGGAAGCCGCGCGCAGGGAGATGAGCGAGAAAGCGGGCGCGGAAAGCGGAAGCGCATTTTTAACGGGCCTGCGCGGCGGAGCGGATGCGGCGGGAGAGGCGCTGGCGGAGGCTTTCCGCAGGGCGGGTTCCGCCGCGGTGAAGGCGGGAAGGGAAACGCTGTCTGCGGCTGAGGGCGCGGCGATCGGCGCGGCATTCGGACGGGAAATGATCGGCGGCCTGGAAGGGACGTCGCGGGACGCGCGGGCAGCGGCGGAGCGGATCGGGACGGATTTCGGCCAGGGCGCGATCAGCGGGATGAACGCGATGCGCGGCAGCGTGCAGGCGGCGGCTTCCAGACTGGGCGCTGATGCGGCGGCGGCGTTGCGAAGCGCGCTGGATTCCCATTCGCCTTCCCGGGTGACAGAAGCGGTGGGCGCGGACTTTGCCGCCGGGTTTGTGAACGCGCTGGACGCGGGACGGGCTGCCGCAGGAGCGGCGGCGGGCGCGATGGCCCGGGCGGCGGCTGGGATACTGGAGAAGGAGCGCGCGCAGGCAGCGAAGCTGGTGCGGGACGCATGGGACGAGGGCCTGGCGGCACGGACGCAGATCACGGAAAAGGTGAGGATGGAAATGACGCCGCAAAGCGTATATGGGAAGGCGGCAACGCTGGGAGAGACAGCGCGCGGTTTTGCGGATGGGGAGCGCGCGGAAAGGCTGGCGGAGCGCTGCGCCCGGCTGGTGGCTGACGCGCTGGAGGGCGTGACCGTGGTGATGGACAGCGCCGCGGTGGGCACGCTGGTGGCCCCCTCTGTGAGCGCAGCCATCGCCCGCGGAGCGGCTGCAAGGAGGTATGGAACGGCGTGAGGGAAACGATGAGCTGCGCGCTGAACGGGGCGGAGCTGACGGCGCTGGATCCGCGCATCCGCATTCAGGAGATCGCGGAGCGGGTGAAGCTGGCCTGGAATGATGCGGGGCGGCTGCTGCGCGGCGTGGGCGATGGCGGCGCGCTGCGCCACGAAGCGCTGACGGTGACGGTGCGCTTTATGATCAAGGAGGAGAGCCGCGCCGAGCGGATGCAGGTGATCACGAGGATCAACGGCTGGGCCCGGGAAGGCTGGCTGACGGTGAGCATGCGCCCGGGGCTGCGGCTGTATGCGCTGTGCACGCAGGCAGCGGACTGCGCATCCCAGCGGTGGAACGGGGAGATGGAGCTGGTCTTTACGGCCTGCGGAACGGGCTGCTGGGAGGAAACAACGCCGCGGACGGCGGTGCTATCGGCGGCTGGCGGCAGGGTGAACATCGTTCCCAGAGGAACGCGGCCCTGCAAGCTGGAGGCGCAGATGATCAACCAATCCGGGGCGGCCATTGCCTGGGTGGAGCTGCGGACGGAAAATGCGTATTGGCGGTTTGAGGGGCTGGAGCTGGCTGCCGAAAAAGCACTGGTGCTGACGCACGACGAATACGGGGTGCTGCAGGCGGTGGCAGACGGGGAAAAGGTGATGCGGTGCCGCACGGCGGGCAGCGCGGACGAGCTGCTGCTGACGCCCGGGCAGAGCAACGAGGTGCGCTTTTCGGCCGGCGGAGCATGCGCGGTGACGATTGCCGCACGGGGGGTGTTTGATTGAGCGGCTGCGGGGAAGCGGTGCGCCTGCCGCGCCTGCTGGCGCGGGAGCTGGCGCAGGACGGGAATACGCTGCGCGAACAGGGACGGCTGCACCCCATCGCGCTGTCGGCGGAGATCAGCCTGGCTCCCCTTTCCCGGGCCGAGATGACGCTGGCAGACGGGGAGCTGACGGTGAAGATCCATGATCTGGTGGAGCTGTACGGGCAGAACGGCTCCCTGGGGATTTTCAGGGTATGCGGTATCACTGCGGATGAAAAGGGACAGCGCAGGGTGGAAATGAACCACGCGCTGGATCTGTTTTCGGACGCGGTGGTGGAGCAGCAGGAGGACACGGCGGGAACGGTGGCGGAGGCGCTGGCGCGCATCTGCGCGGCGCAGACGGCCGGGCTGGGAGGCCGGCCCTGCTGGCAGCTGGGCACGGTGGAGGATACGGCGGAATACACCCTGCGCGGGCGCTGCGGCAACGCCATGCAGCATTTGACGGAGATCGCCCGGCGGGAAGCGGGATACCGGTTTGCCTTTGACTTTAGCTGCTTTCCCTGGAAGCTGCACTTTTTGCGGCTGACGGATGAGGTGAGCAGCGAGTTCCGGCTGAACAGGAACGTGGAAAGCTGCCGGATCACGCTGGATGACAGCGCGCTGTGCACCCGGCTGTACCTGGCCCGGGACAGGGAGCGGGAAACGGAGGATGGGACGGTACTGGAAACCGTCTATTCGGTGCATGACGCGGAGGCGGCGCAGCGGGAATGGGGCGTGGTGTGCCGGGCGGCGGCGCTGCCCGAGGGCGTTGCGGATGCCGACGCCTGGGCGCGGCAGTATCTGGATGAGTACGGAAAGCCTGGGCTGGCGATCACGGTGGACGGGCTGGAGCTGAACCGCCTGACCGGCGATGCGCTGGACAGGATACAGGTCGGCCTGCTGTGCCGGGTGACGCTGCCGGAGCACAGCATGGTGTTTTCCGAGCGGGTGGTGCGGATGCAGTACGGCGACCTGCTGCGCGACCCGATGGGCGTGACCGTATCGCTGAACAGCCGGGAGGAGAGCGCCGCGGGGACGCTGGCCCAGCTGGACGCCGGGCAGAAGATCGCGCTGACGCGCATTTCAGCGAATGAAAAGGAGATCATCAACCAGCAATTCCGCAGCGAGGTGAAGCTGGAGCGGACGGAGGGCGCGCTGCACTCGGAGATCAGCCTGACGGCCCGGGAAATACGCCTGGAGGCAAGCAACAGCCGGGCGGAGATGGAAAGCGCGCTCTCGGTGCAGGCGGAGGCGATCAGCAGCAAGGTGAGCCGGGACGGGGTGATTTCCAGCATCAACCAGACGGCGGAGCAGATCACCATTCAGGCGCAGAAAATCGACCTGAGCGGCTATGTAACGGCCAACCGGCTGCAGGCGGAGATCGCGTCGATGGACGCCGCGATCAGCGCGGGGATCATTACCGACGATTTGCAGGCGGATAACGCCTATATCACCTATCTGCAGTTCGGCAGCCAAGCTGTGTACTGGCAGCAGCAATACGTGGTGACGGAGGTGAACGCCCAGCAATCGGGCCAGCAGGTGACCGGGGTGAGCGTGACGGGCAAGACGATCTATTATCTGGGAAGGGTATAAGGATGTATGACAAGTACGGGCTGATTGACAGCATGATCGTGGCGCTGGACACCCTGACGGTGACGGGCGCGGGGAATATGCGAACGGTGCTGGATGTGATCGGCCGTCTGAGCGCGCTGAAGGAAGGGTTGAAAAAGGAGGAGCAGCGGGCAGCGGACGCGGAAAGGGGACGGAAAGATGACGGTGAAAACCAGCAAGGGAAAGACCTTTGAGGCGGCGGTGGCCTACGGGCCGACCTTTGACGGCAGCTTTTTGATCTGCCTGAAGGACGGACGGCGGCTGCCGGAGATCGCGGCGGATTTCGACGGGCTGGAGCGGATCGAAACCCGGGATGCGGGAACCGGCGACGCGGCGTTTGAAGGGTTTTCGGCGCTGCGGATGATCCAGCGGCTGGAGGACGGCAGCGTGCGGATCAAGCTGGCGCGGGAGAGCGCGGAATGACCCCGGATGAATTTGCAGCCCTGGCGGAGCGCAATGCCGCCCGCGTGACGGCATATCATTTGGGCGGTGACGGCAGCGGCGGCGGGTGCGACTGCATCGGGCTGATCATTGGCGCGTGGCGGCTGGACGGCGGAAAATGGCCCTGGACGCACGGCAGCAACTATACGGCGCGGCATCTGACGGAGGGGCTGGGCAAGGATCAGCCGCTGGAGCGGGGCGATCTGGTATTCAAGGCCAGGGAGCCGGGGGAAAAGGGGTACGCCCTGCCGGAGCGGTACAAAGGGGATGCGGATCAGCGGGACTATTATCATGTGGGCGTGGTGCTGAACGCGGCGCCCCTGCGGATATTGCACTGTACAGCGGTGGCCGGCGGCATCAAAACCGATACGGCGCGGGGAAGCTGGCGGTATGGCGGACGGCTGCGGCTGCTGGAGAAGGAGGAAGAAATGGAGGAAAAGGTGATCGTATACGCGGCAAACGGAAAGCCCGTGAACCTGCGCACCGGGCCGGGGGAGCACTTTGCCATCACGGCGCGGCTGGCGGTGGGCGCGGAGGCCACACGGCTGAGCCAAAGCGGCGGCTGGAGCCGGGTGCGCGCTGACGGGCGAGAGGGATATATGAAGGACGGCTTCTTGAAGGCGGATGGGGAGATCGTGCGGGATCTGGACGCGTGCCTGCGCTGCCTGGACGGGGCGCTCAAAGAGCTGCGGGCGGCGGCAGAAGCACTGAAGGGGGCGGCGGCGCATGAATGACGCAGTGCTGGCGGCCCTGGCGGCGGTGACCACGGGGCTGCTCTCCTTTGCGGGCGTATACCTTTCCAACCGGAAGAGCCAGGCGCTGATGTGCTACCGCCTGGAGCAGCTGGAGCGGAAGGTGGATCAGCACAACCGGGTGATCGAGCGCACCTTCCGCCTGGAGGAGCGCATGGCCGCTGTGGAACGGGATATGCGGAGCATGAGAGAAAGGATGGCGCAATGATGCAGAATCGTTGGAAATCATGGGCGCTGTGGACGAGCCTGGCGGCGCTGGCGGTGTTCTGCGCAAAGGAATTCATGGGCATGGACATCGGCGGCACGGTGAACGGGCTGATGAACGTGCTGCTGCCGGTGCTGGTGGCGCTGGGCATTGTGAACAACCCTACCGACAGGAACGCGCTGTAA